CGATACAGGGATAGAATCCTGAGATTGGTCCATCACCTTTCTCAGTGGGACTGTGTGCTAATTCCATAGTCCAGTGGCGTGCCTACTCCGCTGCATCAATTTGATGGTTGTTTGTCAAAATCACTCAATCTCATGGCAAATACGTCATGGCAACAGAGGAGTAGGCTACAATGGCTACGCTTAAACCAGAGCAACTGGACGATCTTGTCAACTTGACGTATGACCGATCTCGGAAAAAGAGCTGGGTCGACATTTCGCTGGACAACCAGAATTTCACGTTTGCCGAACAGTTCATGAACGGCAAGAACAAGACCCCTGTAAAGGGTGGTCCGAATCAGCTTTGGAAGGCTCAAGTAAACAAGACTGGAAACAGTCGGTTTACCGGGTTGTTCTCCAAAGACGAGACTGCTGTTCAGAACCTGACGATTGGTGCAAGCCAACCGTGGGCAATTCACACGACCAGCTTCTCCTACGACGTGAACGAGCCTGAGTTCCAGGGCGACGACCTCACTCAGATCGTGGACGAAATCAAAGTCCGCGAACACGATATGTACAACGGATTCTTCGAGTCGATGGAAGAGTCGTTGTGGACAGCTCCATCTTCGAGCACCGAAGATCCGCGGCCAATCTCTGGTATCCCATTGTGGATTCAGAAAAACGCCACAGAAGGCTTCAACGGCGGAAACCCAAGTGGCTTCGCTGCCGGTGCCGGAAACATTGACGCTGACACGTATGCACGCTGGAAGAACTACACGTTCTCCTACTCTGACGTGACACGTGATGACCTGGTCGCCAAGTGGATCAAGGCTTGTGAGTTCACGAACTTCAAGGCTCCACACAGCTACCCGGAACTTGGTGGCGGGAAACCTCAGTGGTGGTTCTACACCACGTTCACGCTGATCGAGCAACTGATGCAGTACCTTGACGCTCGGAATGACAACCTGAAGGACGTTGCCGGGATCAGCTCGACGACATTCAAGGGCATTCCGGTTCAGTGGGCTGCTGAGCTGACTAACAGCTCACAGGAAGGCTACGACAGCTCTGATCCTATCTACGGGATCAATTGGAAGTCCTTCGAGTTCTTCTTCCAGAAGGGCAAGGAGATGGACAGGAAGAAGCCACAACAGGCTCCTGGCCAGCACAACGTACGGAACGTCTTCATGGACACTATCTGCAATCTGCTCTGTTACAACCGACGTCAGAACTTCGTCGGCTACCAGGTTTGATTCAGGTATTGCTTGAGGCTCTTTTTCAACACATTTCCTCAATAGGTGAGGCTCAAACTCATGGCGACGATCAGTAACGTTTACACGCAATATGTTGGCGAATCGGACGGACGTGGAGAGTCCGGTTTGCTTTGGAAGAAATGCCCGTGGGCAGACATTCAGGACAGTCTGTCTCGCGGATACGCATTTCAGGATGATTTCCTGGCCTTCAATCCGACTGGGACGGTTTACACGTCAACGTCGGCTACGAGCGGCACGACCGCACTGGATGACGCTGCTGGCGGCGTCCTGCTGCTTGATTGTGGCTCAGCAACGGAGCATCAAGGTGAGACCCTGCAAATGGGAACCACTGTTGGTGAATGCTGGGTTACTTCGACAACCAACGATCTCTGGTTCGAAACCAGAGTGAAGGTTGTTGATTCAGCGACTGACTGCCAGTTGTTTGCTGGACTCAGTGAGATTGACATTACGCTGATTGCAGCCGGTGCCAACACTTCTGCCAATCACATTGGCTTTGAAAGTCTCACTGACGACGGCGTCTTGACGTTTCATGCTGAAGTTGCCGGTGCTCGCACCAGTGCTACAGCGACGATTGGAACGCTCGTGGAAGACACGTGGGTCCGTCTGGGCTTCCACGTTTCCAAGCGAAACAAGATTCAGGTTTACGTCGATGGCGTCCTGAAAGACACGCTCACGGCTGGCTTCCCGCTGGTCGAGATGACTCCGAGTTTCGTCATGCAGTCTGGTGGCGGTGCAACTGATCCAATCCTGCACATTGATTGGTTCCGAGTTGCAGCCACTCTGTCTGCATCCTGATAGGGGAACGCACCCCCGTTTGACAGGTCGGCACGGCAGGATGCTGTGCCGGCTTGTCCTTTTTCATGTAAATCTTTCAGTGAGGGGTTGGCGATGACGCCAGAAGCACGAGCGAAAAAAGAAGAGTGGCGACGGAAAGTCAAAGCCTACAACGACTCTCTAGGGAAAGCTGAAGAGCCGGCAGCGTTGCCAGTTCCGAAACGCAAGAAAGCGGCTACGCGTAAGGCCGCTGAAAAGAAGGACGAGTAACAGGGGTAACGGGGTATGAACAAGAAGGATGAGTCGATCCTGATTCAGATGACAGACAGTCAGGAGTTCTCACCAGAGCTTCTCAGGCTGTATGACCAGGCCGTGCAGGCATGGCACCGGGTTTCTTCCGGTCCACTTCCAACGCATACGCTTTTGTCGATTGTCGCTGTCTCGGGGTCAGTCAAGGTTGTAGTTCCTGAACCGTCTCTCTGGGACAGGGTCGAGCTGCACACTCCAGTCATTATCAAGCAGAACGGTGGCAGTCCTTATGAGGCTGAATTCGTCAGACGCATGACAAACGGACGACTGGAAGTGCGGGAACTGAGTAGCGACGAACACAAGAAAGCTGTCCTTGAAAGGTTTGTCACACTGAAGGACGAGCCGGACAATCCTGACTGGCCTCAGAGGTTCTGGGGCTTAAAGAAAGGCGATCTGGTTCACTGGGCACCACCGGAAGGAGAAGTCTCCGAGGTGAAGTTCCAGGGCGTCGAGCCGGGTGGTCAGGTCTTTATCAAGGCTGGCAAGCTGAAGACGAAGAACGAGTACGTTGCAGCAGAAGAGATTGTCATTCTGGACCATGCTGAGGCTGTTTAATGGCTGAGAGTACCCTATCTCTGACTCGTGATGACCTACGCCAGGAGGTGGGTCTGAAGTTGGGGTATGGGCTTGACGTGTCCGGCTGGACCCCAGACCAGATCGCACGAATTGATATATGCGTGCGTGACGGTCTGGCACAGTTTTACTTTCCGGTCACGCAGGATTCGAAGACGGTCTATGAGTGGTCGTTTCTGACGCCAACAGCAACGCTGGCAATCAGTTCTGGTACTCAGGCCTATGACCTGCCAGACACGTGCGACGGGATCATTGAGCGGTTCATCGTGACATCTGGTTCATCATCAGCAACGGTCATTCCTGTCATCAAGATGGATGAGCTGTTGCAACTGGACACTTCCGAAGCTGGATCAAATGCTCTGCCGCGGGTGGCAGCAATTCGCCCAAAGAGCACAACGCCGACAACCTCAGAATCACAGGATTACGAGGTTCTCTTTTACCCAACTCCAGACGGCAGCTATACGGTCAGCTACGACTATCCAGTGCAGGTCGACAGCATTGGAACAACAAACACTTACCTGCCGGGTGGCTCCTCGCATGGACAGACCATCGTGTCAGCCTGTCTGGCAGTCTCTGAGCAGTTCTTCGCTCCAGACGAGCAGATACATCAGCAGGCGTTCGCGACTCGCTTGCAGGCGTCTATTGAGTACGACAAGAGGAACCAGCAGACACGTATCAATTCAACGTGGGCACTGACAGAGCCGACGTACGGGACGTGGGACTGGTTCCGTCAGCAGGTTTCCGGGTACTTGCTCGGACAGTGGAACACGAATCTGTTGACGCACTCTGAGAACGCTCAGGTTGAAAGTATCGTCCAGCGGGGATTGAAGCAGTTTTATTACCCACCGGGGCAAGACCGCTGTTGGTCGTTTCTGACGCCACTGGCAACGATCACCGCAGTCAATGCTCAGGCTGCCTATGACCTGCCGGCCGGGTTCAGCGGTCTTCACGGAGACATGACGTTTGCGACTGCGGCAGCGACGAATCAGCCCATTCGGCTGGTGACTGATTCAGAGTTGCGATCCAGTCAGATTTCCGAAGCGACATCCGGCGATCCGAAGTACGTCTGCATTCGTCCGAAGACAACAGCCAATACAGCAGCCCAGCTTTATGAGGCAGTCTTCTTTCCGACACCGGACGGATCAACTCCAGACATTGAGTACCGATACAAGGTCAGCCCTTCAGTTCTTTCGGCATCAGCAACGATTCCTTACGGCAGTGATCTTCACGCAGAGACTATGCGGAAATCAATGATTGCGATTGCTGCTGAGCAGAAAGAAGGCGGCAACCGTCAGGAAGAGTGGCAGATATTTCAGGTTGCTCTGGCAGCCAGCAATTTTGCTGATCGGAACGTGGACGTCGAAGATTACGGAATCATCAATCAGCCAACCGCTCCCCCTCAGTTACAGGAAAGATAAGCCATGCCTTCTATTGGCACTTACCCACAAACAGCACCGACTTACGGAACCTACCAGTGGCTTCAACTGCGGGTAGGGGTTTACCTGCGGACTGAGATTGGCGGTCCTGATCTTGGCACGAACGCCAACTACGAACAGTGGGATGATTTCCAGATCGGTATCGTGGATGAAGTCATTCAGTCCGGCATGAGGAACTTCTACTTCCCAACATTGGCTCCGGGTCAGAAGAAGCCGTACGCCTGGTCGTTCCTCAAGAAAGAGGGAACGATCACACTGGACGGCACGGGCGGCGATGGGTTCTACGATCTGCCGGCTGACTTTGGCGGCATGGTTGGTGACTTGACGTACGAATCTGATGACTCACTTCGCAGGATCAAGTTAATCAGTGAGGCTGATTTCCGAGCATCAGAGTCAATGGAAGATACAGATGGTGCTCCGAAGTACGCTGCGATCCGAGCAAAGGACGCCACAGCCACGGCTGCACAAACCTACGAATTGTGCTTGTTTCCCGTTCCTGATGCGGGTGTCGATAGTGAAGTGGTCCGTTATCGGTACACGTCTCTGCCGGGAATCCTGACGACCACCAATCTGTACCCGAATGGCGTTGCAGGTCATGCCGAGACGTATGCCGCAGCCTGCCTGGCATGTGCTGAGGTCATGTTCAAAGGACAGCTTGGTCCGATGAACCAGATGTATCAGCAGAGGCTTCAAGCCAGTGTCATGCTTGATTCGACCTTCCTTGATCCGAGTAACGATGACGTCCGCGATCTGTTTGAAGCACCGCGGATGTCAGCACCATCTTAATGAGTAACGCGGGGGCGTGATGAAACTTGAAGAAGCGGTAAAAGCAATTGTCGGCCTGGAGTCAGAGAAGTCTGATTTGGAGGAGCAGTTGACTGAGAGAACTCAATCACTCCTGAAGTATGGCACAGCGGTATTCAATGCCGTTCGTGACATGGTTCCGAAGGGTGAGCGAGAGGTTCAGTTCCAACTGGGTTCCAAGCAGTATTCCATTGACAGTAATGGGACACTCAAACAGATCAACACTTTGCCTGAAGCCGACAGCAACATCAGCATTGAGGTGAAAGACTGATGGCAAGAACGTCCTACCCAATTACACGACCGACCTATGGAACCTATGAATGGCTCCAGCGGGAGATCGGTGTAGCTGTTGGGATCGGGGCGAACTTTAATCAGTGGGATCATCCTGACTTTGAGCGGGTTGATTCTGTGATCCAGCGTGGCATCCGCAGATTCTATCAGCCTGCACTGACCGGGCAGCGATTCCAAAGGGGGCATCGCTGGTCGTTCCTGTATCCCAAGACGACCATCGTGACTTCAGCGGCATACAGCACGGGAACAGTGGAGATCGTTGCTGGCGTGGCGACAATCACTACGGGCACCTGGCCGAGCTGGGCAGCAGATGGCGACCTTCTGGTGAACGGCACGACTTATGAGGCTGCATCAGTTCTCGGTAATGATCTGACACTGACTGATCTGACGGTTGCTGTTGCGGCGGGGACTTCATTCACACTGACACGTCCGCGGTATTCGTTGCCATCAGACTTCGGTGGCATTGATGGTCCATTGACGTACCGGTCTGGAACGGGGCTTGGTTCATCCATCGTTGTCACGTCAGAGAACGACGTACGGCAGCGTCGGCAACCGTTTCAGGTTTCGGGCTATCCATTGCGGGCGGCGATCTATCCAGCCACTCCAGACGCTGACAACGGGACACGCTGGGAGATGGAATTCTATCCGGCTCCTGACATCGTCTACACGCTGGAGTACCGGTACAGAGTGTTGATGACTGATCTGGCTGAGGGGGATTATCCCTTGGGTGGGATCGAGAATGCAGAAACCATTCTGGCAAGCTGCATGGCACTTGTCAGTCCGGGACTTGAAGAGCGTTTCATAGGAATGCTGGCATCGTCAATTGACCATGACCAGTCGAATCATAGCCCAGCCAATCTCGGGCAGAACCTTGACCGTTCCGACGAGATCAGAAGTCACCTTGATCTTGGGGCTGACTATCTGACTCCGTACAACGGCTCATATTACGATTAAGGACATCCAATGGGTCGACTTCAGCCCAACGCAGACGCAGTCAGAGTGGCGTACGAAGAGACGTCGGATTCGGCTGGCGATGCGTGCGTCATTACAGTGCCTGCTGTTGCAGACAAACTGCATGTCCTCGAAGACCTGGAGTTTTCTTACGACGATGATCCGGCCGCATTGTCAACAATTAAGGTGACGACTGGCGGGGAAACCATTCTTGATCAGTATGTCACGACTGGTGGTGTGGGGCAGTTCCGCTGGGGAGAGCATGGTCGTCATGGCAGTGAATCGACGCGAGGTTCCAGTATGGTGATCACCCTGAAAGCCTCTGCTGGTCGACTTGGAAAACTCAATGCGGGAGTACGATAATGCCATACGGTGGTGGACAATCTGGGATGGGTGGAACAAGTGGGATGATCATGAGTCTTCCCGAGCACAATGAGGAACTGGTCACAGTTGTTCGAGAGAAGAAGGCACGCAGACGAGATATCAACATCGTTAGCCCATTTGCCGGTAAGACGTTCTGTTTTTCAGAATGGAAGAAGTCGTTCGGAAGACTGCCCGTTGATCGCGGTCACGTCGTGATTTACGACAACAGCAACGATAAAACGTTTGGCAGGAAGCTCGAAGACTTCTGCACGAGAGAACTGCCGTCGTACAAGTTGGTACGTGACACCAATCCGCATTTGACGATGGAGTTCAGCAATAACTGGACAGCGATCGGGAAACGCTGTCGGGCAGTCTACGGCATCATCTACAACGAACTGATCGACCATCGAAAGCCGTGGTCTCTGAATCTTGAAGACGACGTCGGGATTCCAGAAGACTCCTGGGAAAAGCTGTCTTTCATTATGAAGGATGAATCAGTTGGAACTGCTATCGGAAAGTGCATTGACCGTCGCGGATTGAAGGATCGAGGAATTCGCGTTCCGATTGCGGTCAATTTCACGCGAACTCAGACGATTGGTCCAACGGGAGTCAATGCCGAGCCGAAAATTGAGCTGGAGCATATTCCTGAAAAGGACTTCGGAGTCGAAGCAATTGGTGGTGGTCACATGGGATTGTGGCTGACTCGTACGGAAGCCATCAACAGGCTTGGCATGGGCCACCAGTTTGGCGACTTGTGCGGCAACGATATGAATTGGGGCTACGCGATCAACGAAGATGGCTGGAAATTCGCTCACGACTGGAGCATTCACATGAAGCACTTCTACAAAAGCGACAAGGGAAAGAAACTGTCATGCTGATGATGCAGAAGTGCAGGTTTATCTGTTGCCCAAAGACAGGCAGCAAGTTCAGCACGTCGGCACTCGTCAGAGCGACTCCCTATTCAGTTTTGCATGAAGGGTCGGCAAGGAAATACCACACGCGAGTTGATGAGGGACCAGGATTGGATTTGCCTTCATTCGGTTTCGTGAGACATCCCGTCACCTGGTATGAATCCTACTGGCGGTATCGAATGCAGACTGGATGGACTGAGAACCATCCAACTGATCGTGATTGTAAGTCAGACGACTTGAATGAGTTCGTAGGGGGAGTCGTTGAGAAGTATCCCGGATGGATGAGTCGCTATTTTCAGCAATGGCTAGGCGAGGATTATCAGGGTTTGGCGTTTGTTGGGCGGTTTGAGAGCTTGCTGGACGATCTATGTTTAGCGTTGCGGCATTTCGAACAACCATTTGATGAAGAGAAGTTGCGGAACACTGAGGCACGTAACGTCGGAGATCGAGAGTTGTACCCGGCAACCCTGGACCCAGGTCTGGGGGAACGGATCATTGAGTCAGAGAGTCGAATTGTCAGCCGGTTTTATGCTGGCGATCACTAGAAGTAGCAAAGGAACGTAAGAATGGGTTCTCCTCATACAGTTGCCGCACGGGCCGCAGAAGCAAATCTGCTTTTGATGGCTGATCCGGGAGATGCAGGGAAAATCGTCATTGGTGGCAAACTGACAGCGTATGTCGGGCTTGTGACTGCTGGTGCTGAGACTCGCACTCTCAAAGACCCATCCAGTCCGGGTCAGACGATTACGCTTGGTTTCCGTACTGATGGTGGTGACTGCGTTGTCACGACATCGACAGCCTGCAATCAGGCCGGGAACAACACTCTGACCTTCGCTGATGCCGGCGACATTCTGGTGCTGACTGCCATGAAGAA